ACTTATCACTATCATTTCTCGTCTTAAATCCTTCCTTCCTTTCTTCACTAGTCAGTTGCTCACCTTCAATGGTGCCATCTGCTACTAACTCATCACGATACTTAGCATACTTATCCTCACCAAAAAATTTGGAAGGGACAATTGCCGATGCCTTAACTGTAGTTACCTTTGGTTCGGGAGTTTCTTCTGCTGGTTCATCTTGAATAGAACCTAACAGGTCATCAAGACCCTCTGGAATATCTTCTTCTTCCTCTTCTTCATCAACCATATCTCTTGCCATTTCATGCAAGACGGTATCATTACGACCTTGAATGATTTTACTATCAACCTCACTTGTCTCTTTATCATTTAAAGAATTATAATGCTTAGACAATATAGCAATCTGTTCGTCAGAAAGTTTGGCGACAAGATCCTCTCCCAGCTTTATGCTGTAATTTTCTCTTATCTGTGCCTTACTTCTTCTAGCCATTTGTTGTCTGCTGCTTTAATTTCTCATCTTCAAGATGCGCTTGTAATAAACCAACATAAATGTCTCTTTCCCAAGGAAGAAGATTCTCAAGTTCAGTTAATGAATATTTATGGTACTGCATTAAGGCAAAATTGAGACGATAATAACTCTCAAGATCCATATGGATCATGCCTACGCGAAAAAACTTGACAGTCCCTCCAAGACAACCACACTTTCTACTTTTGTATTTGGATTAGTTACAGTAATAGAATGAGACAGTTTAGGCATGGTCTCAAAGAACTTTTCAATGTCTTTAAACTGTGTAGAGTTCATTGACTCAACAAATTCTTTAATCTCTTTCTTAGTACAGTCGGCAGATGCCCAAACCTCTTCCTCAGTATAAATTTTATCAATACAAGTTGCAATCAATTCAAATGATTGGTCCATCGCATTCTTATCAGCGAAGTCAAAGTTGTTCTTAATGAACTGATCTAAAGATGGATACTTCATCTCCATCATAATGGTAGTATCAATCTTAATTTGTTTGCTATGATTTTCATTCTTCTCAATCTTAATCTCATCAAGGTCAATACTTACAGGAACTTGCGTCGTACCATCATCAGGACAAACAATATTAACTTCAATCTCTTCGCCAACAGACTTGCCCCTGATGTTGAGGAATAAGTATTCAATATCAAATGTAGGAAGTTTCTCTACCTTGATACCCTTTGTAATAATACAATTTTGAATAACTGTTTTGATTGCATTGGTGATTTGCTTAGAATCTTCACTCTCCAAAGCAATGACTAATACCTTTTCTTCTTTAACTAGAAAGGGTCTGTATGTGATGCTTTCTTCAGTTGATGGCAATTCAAGTTCATATCTTGGCGTAACAATCTTTGGTAAAGGCATAATATCCTATAAAGTTCAGTGAAATTATTTAGTACATCAAATAGGATCTAATCCAAGTGCCTGTCTAGCGGTTAAGAGTGGTCCATCACTTCCACCATCCATCCTTCCGCCAGTAGCAGTGTCTCTTTCTACAAATGGTGTTCCGGGTCCATTAGTGTTTCCAAATGAATCGTATTCATTTGTTTTTGGTGGTATAACAGAAGATTCTTTAACTCTAGTATCACCAATAATATATCTAAGATAAGTCATGGATACAGTGCATTTTAATAAATCCGTAGACCCATATGACAAAGGCATTGAATTTATTGCGATCGGATATGCCGCAATGAAATGATAGTTTAATTTAAAACCATCATCTTTTTCAAATTTGGATACTTTCATACCTGTTTTATATTCGCGAGGATACTTTACTTTATAATCGTATTCCGTTTTAAATCTATCATCTTGTGTATCATTACCAACAATAAAGTTAATCCATCTTTCAAAGTATCTAATCTGCGAATATGTTTTCCCTTCAACATAAAAAGTTAAATCTATTCTATCATCATACATCCTTCTATATGCATTTCTCTCAGTCACACCGTGACGATCGCCTGTAATCTCTTGGGTATTTAAAGACACTCCAGGAAGAGATGCCTCAGAACAAGACATATAAAACTCATCTGCATCTGTTTGATTATAAAAACCACGTAACACCGATGGTGGGGTTATAGTAACAAAAAATTTCGATGTTAATGACGGTCTTAATAACGCACTTTTTATTTTTGCTACAGATCTACCAGTTGCCATCTAAATAGTTTTTGAGGTTATATACTATGTATGGCAGAAAGTAATAAAAGTAAGTATCATCCCTCTTACCCCCAAAAATATAAAGGTAATCCAAATAATATTATCTGTAGAAGTAGTTGGGAAAGAAAATTTTGTAGATACTGTGATCTGAATGAACAAGTTCTTGAGTGGGGCAGTGAAGAGTTCTACATCCCATACATCTCTCCGGTAGATAATAGAGTTCACAAATACTTTCCAGACTTTATTATGAAAGTTAAGGAGAGCACAGGTAAAAATAAAACATATGTGATTGAAGTGAAACCTAAGAAACAATGTGCTCCACCAAAGAAACCGAAGAGGCAGACAAAAGGTTATCTATATGAAATGAAAACATATGCTGTCAATCAAGCAAAGTGGAAAGCAGCACAAGAATTCTGTGATGATAGAAGAATTGAATTTAAAATCATAACAGAAATCGAACTAGGACTCAGATGAACCGTATCGAACCCATACTTAAAAATCTAAACGATACTACTAATGCTGAGAACCAAATGGAGATGATTATGGAGGCACTGAACGATACGGTAACTCCTGCTCCAACTGGAGGAACCATTTGTACGTTTGTTTATAATGCAAAAACTCCTGGTATTACATATGATCAGCATCCTTTAGTTGTTGTGACTGATTTATTTTCTTGGGGATTCCGTGGTCTCAATTTTCATTGGCGAAAATCACGTCAATATACGTGGGAAGAACTAGCAGGTCAAGTCTATATTTTAAACAGAACTGAACTTGATGACTTGTTGTCAATACAATATGGAAAATTCATACTAAATAAATAAAAACCCTGCGTAATGGCGATACAGAGATCTCAAAGAGCGTTAGGTAGTCCTAATCCCATCCCAACTATTTTAGAAGTTAATGACGAGACCGGTGAAGCTTCTCTGTATTTAATCGATGCGATTGGTGGTAGACAAGTAATTGCAACAGCAGATAATGTTGGTGATAATTGGGATGTAAGAAAAAGATTTCGCAAAAGATGGAATTCTCTACAAGGTTCTAATTTAAATGATCAACAATTTTCAGACGTATTTAATGGCGATTTAAAGAAGACAATCAATAAGGATAAAGCAAAACTTATCAATGATACCTCTAGCGATTTACTAAAGAAAACTCTGAAAGATGCTGGTGTTCCTGGAGTAAAAGATCCATCCACAGGAACAACTGAATCTGATACCACTAGTACCCCGTCTACGGCAAATAATTCAAGTAATCAAGGTGGAGATTCAAGTAAGACTTCAAGTGACCCTAACAACCCCAACAAAGGATTAGATATAAAAATTCTTGCAGGAACTGATAGTGGGATGCCATCAGGTAGCTTGAGGTATCCTATTGATATGAGTGATAGTATGAATAAACTCCAGATTAATATTATTGAATATAAACCAAAAGGAATTGCAAGTACAAAAAGTAGTAGTAGTGTTGAAACACCAGCCAGACAAAAGGGAAAAACCTTAGTTAGTATCTTTTTACCGGTTCCTGGTGGTATTTCAGATCAAAACCAAGTCTCTTGGAATAAAGGTGATATGAATGCTCTACAACAAGCTGCAGCACAAGTTGCTGCCGGTTTTATAGAGGGTGGTCCAAAAGATGCCGGTGAGGCAGCAGAAGCTATTGTTGGTAAACTGCAAGGTAATAGTGAAGCGGTAAAAAGATTAGCTGCTAGTGCAATGGCAGGGCAAGCTGCAGGTCTTGGTCAAGGGTTACTTACAAGACAGACTGGTGCTATTATCAATCCAAATACTGAGTTGCTATTTAATGGACCAACAATGAGAAATTTTGGATTCTCGTTTAATATGAGTGCAAGAAGTGAGAACGAAGCAAAAGATATAACTAAAATTATCAGATCACTGAAGCAGGGAATGTCTGTTCGTAGAAGTAAAAGCGGATTGTTTTTACTCTCCCCACACATATTTGAACTTAAGTATCTTGCAGGGTCTAATCAACCAAATCCACATTTAAATAGATTTAAAATGTGTGCTATGACTGGATTAAATGTTAATTATACGCCCAATCAAACATTTATGACGTTTGAAAATAATATGCCTGTTGCATATCAAATTGATATGCAATTCTCAGAACTTGAACCAGTTTATAATGATGATTATAAAGATGATAACACTGTAGGTTTCTAACATGTCAAACTATTTCAGAAGATTACCAGACCTAGAATATATCAGCAGATTAAAAGATTCTGGATTATCTGATTATATTGTAGTAAAAAATCTATTCAAGAAAGGAATCTTAAGAGAAGATATCTATCAAAATATTTCTACGTTTGAAAAGTATAAAATTATTGGTGACGAAAGACCTGATAATGTAGCAAAAAAAGTATACGACAACTCTGAATTAGACTGGTTGGTATTAGTATCAAATAATATCATTAACATTCAAACCGAATGGCCTATGAACCAGAACGATTTTGACGAGCATCTTCTTTTAAAATATGGTACATATGAAACATTATACAGCGAAATACACCACTATGAATCAAAAGAAATTAAAGATGCAAATGGTGTAGTTCTTTTACCAGAAGGTCTATGGGTTGATGAAAATTATGAGTTTATATACACAAACCCTCAAGGCATTCTTGAAAAAAGACGACCTGGATTACCAATTACAAACTATGAATATGAAATAAACCTAGAAGATAATAAGAGAAATATAAACATACTCAAACCAAAATACGTCAATCTAGTTATTGACGACCTTGAAGGTATTATGGAATACAAAAAAGGTTCCACTCAGTATGTGAGTGAAACCTTGAAGAGAGGAGATAACGTTAAATTATATTCTTAATTACTCATTAGCAAGACGTTGGAAGTATGATAGAGCATCATCTTCATCACGGTCAGTAGATGCTTCTGACTTAGCACCAAGGTTGTTCAGTTCAGTCTTCAGGTCTTCAGTCAATTCAGACTGTGGTTGACGTGAAGAGAAGTTGGGTGCATAAGAACCACGATCATTGTCCTCATTATTGGTCTCTTCATCATAGCGAGCAGGTGCTTGCTTCTGACCTAGAACCATCTTCAGACGCTTCTCCAGTTGCTCATAGGACTTGAACTGGTCAGTAGCAGTCAGAGCAGTCAACGAATACTGCTTCTTCCACAGTGCTTCCAGAGCATCGTCATCATCTAATAGAGGAGACACACGGTCAAACTCAGAAGAGTCATAGTTCCAGTAACCTGCAACTTTCTTCAGTTTCAGTTTGAAGTTAGCACCCTGCCAGAAGTCAAAAGGATTGATTGGAGTTTCATCCTCAAACTCAGGTTGCATTGATTCCATGACCTTATCAAAGATCTTCTTACCAAACTTGTATAGAAAAACGCGACCCTCATTCTGGGGATTTGCTTTGTCCTGCACAACATAGATGTTGGCATAGTAGGACAGTTTGCGTTTCTGCTTACGAACAGTATCCTTGTCTGCTTCGTTACCACTGTTCCACAGTTCACGGTTGTGCTCTGATACAGGGTCTTTACCACCGGCAGTAGTCAAAGAGTTCTCAATGTACCACCCACCAGGACCTTGGAAGGCGTGGGAGTACATCTTTGCCCAAGGGAGGTCTTCTCCTTCAGGGGCAGGCAGGAAACGGATGACTGCATAACCGTTGCCAGTCTTGTCCATTTCAGGTTTCCAAAGACGGTCATCGCCGCCGCCGCTGGTATTGTTCATCTTCTCAACTTCCTTTACCAGTTTAGAGGTAAGAGATCCAAGAGAAGATTGCTTTTTAAGATTTGCGAAAGACATAGGATTTATTGGATTAGTTTAGATTTGGCTTTTGGGGACCTTTTTATTCTACAGACCTTAGTCTGTTTTGTCAATCTGGTCCTTCATAACGATAATCATCTTAGACATATTGCCAAAGACGACATTCATATCGACATCAGGAGGGAGACCCATTGTTTTAGCAGAATCAAGGATACGTTCCTTCATTTCTTTTGCTTCTGGATCATCAGACAAACTCAAACGGGTATACAAAATCTTTTGTTTGTCAAGAAGTTCCTCAAGCATTTCAATATGCTTGAGTTTTTTCTCCTTACTCATTGCAGTAAATGTGAAAATGTTTAAGTAAACACTATCCTGCAATTCCTGAATTTTAGTTAACTCTGCACGGACAACTTCTGAGTTAAAGAAACTCATTCACCTTCTACGACTTCAGTTTCACTCACCGTAGCATCATCATCTACCTTACTTTCTTCAATTTGATTTAGTGCATCGAGTGCGCCAACGACTTTAAAGTAAGTGACACGCAGATTTTCCATCTGTTCTTCAATTTGCTTCTTTTGTTCAGTCAGATTATCAATGACTTCAGTATTTTCCAGTGACATATTAAGTTCCGATTAATTGTTAGTGATTAGTTGTTTGAGTAACTTCCGATAATGAAGCACTTCAATATTTAGAAAGGGAGAATATTTTTTAATTCTGAGACTTACGGTTTCCCACACAGGGTCCTTAATTCTCACATCAAAGTCCTTTCTATACCCTAGTATCCTATCACAGATTACCAGAGTTTCAAGTGAAATGTCACCACTCAAATAACTTTTGAGTATAGGTGGGTGACCTGTTCCAGTGAAGACCTTATCTAATTTTTGTTCAGATAAAAGAGAACTCATCTCTTCCTTAAAGACATAAGATAGTGATTGAGTTCTTTTCTTCCATGAAGTATACCTACCTTCACCTTCTCTTATCATCTCTCCAATCCATAGTTTACTAGGATCGGTACACGTAATAAAGTTAGAAATAAAAAACTCAATAACTTCTTTATCATCTTTGTTTCTGGATAGTTTTTCAAACCAGAACCTATCTTTTCTTTTATAAAAAGATTGCACAGTCGCACGACTCTTTCCACAGTATTTGTGGTAGTCATACTTCTCCTTGGTGAAGTGATTCTTTAAGGAGAGGTATTGCTTATAGGCATCGAACGGCATCATGAAAAAATCAAAGTGGGCAAAAATTTTGCGGGAAATTTTTTGGGACGAGAATGGATTACAAAGGCAATTTTGCTCTAGAACTCCGCTTCAGAAAGTTTAATTCCATTGCTTGATACTTAATCTTTTCCTTAAGTGGTTTTGTAATTAACTTAGGAACTGACTCTACATCAATGCCATTCTTTTCACAGAAGTGAACGATAGCATCTATGTAGTTCATCTCCGGTACGGTTTGTACTAGAGATTCTATTTCTTGAGTGAATTTAGAAGGGCAATAAAACTTACTTTCTAATACTTTGTCTAGTTCATTCTCCATTCTCTGTCCTAGTATTGTGAGATACAAATTCTTTAATGTAACGAACTAACAATTTAATATAGTCCCCTTTGTTCCTTTTGTCAAATACCTTAACCTCACCACCAGGTGTAACCATGATAGTGATAAGTTTTTTGACCGGGATACCCGTCAGTTCATAGTATGCAGCAGCATAAAAAGTTTCCTGAACAAAATAGTTCTCTAGCCACTCTTCTGGTTTAATCTTTTCGGATGTCTTAAAATCGATGACTGCAAGTTCTCCTTCATACTCTCCGATACAGTCAACTCTACCAGCCAATCCAAGATACTCTGAGAACAGAGTCCTTTCTATAGCGTGTATGTTATTTATCTTATCCAGGTATGGTTTAGCATGATGAAACATAAACTGTGTGAGAGGACGAAAATCATCCCAGTTTATTTCATTGTTCCTCATATACACTTCAACTGCTTCATGGAAGTCTGTTCCACGGGTAGTTGCTTTCTTTGTGATACGGTTTGCTTCTTCTATACCAACTCTCTTTCTCCACTTAACAAAGATTTCTCTATTATAAAAAGAAGTTACAGACGTAATAGAAGGCACCCAATCTCCACTAGGAACATTGTAGAGACGGATGCCATTCTTATTTTTACAGTTTAATTCAATGTCACCTAAGTAATTATGATGAATAAAGTTCATAGACCAAGTTCGTTTTTAGCAAGTAGATATTCTTTACAGAGACCAGAGCGAACGATATCTTCAATACCAAACTCAATGATATCCATTGAAGGCAT